AACTTCTTTTGGACTCATGTTTTCTAAGTCAGAAGCTATTGCATCCATTGCAGCAATTCCAACAGTTTCATTCAACATGTCATAAGTAACTGAACCTGCACCTGCACCTGCAGTACCACCTAACACAGACATCATTTCTGCTTTTCCAAGAGGACTAGCTAAAACTCTTCCGATAGTTGGGTCTGCTACTTTAGCGATTAATTTTGTAAGGCCACCTAATAATTTAAATCTTCCTGGTAGTTTTGCAGTTAATTTATCTGAAAAGTTGCTAAACATTTTTGTTCTAGCAAACAAACCTGTTGATTTATCTCCAGGTACTTTTGATTTAGCTGCACTAAATATTTTCTTTCTCATCATCACATAAGGTGTAATAGATCCTATAAGATCTCCAGCAAGGACTGCTTCTGATCTACCATCTAAAGAGCTTCCTGTTTGTTGTAATCTTACACCAATAGGATTTTTTACAGCCTCATCCATGGTTGCTACTTCTCTTGCAGCACCTGATCTTTTTTTTGTTAATTCTGAAGTTGTAGGTCCAGTTAAAAGTCCCTTATCAATTGCTGCATCAATAAGTTGTCTCTGTTGTCTAGTATATTTACTAGGATCAAAAGTATTAGTATCAATTGCTTTTTGAATTTCTGATATAGTAGCCATTTTATAATTCCATTTCACCTAATTGATTTTTAATTTGTTCCTTTGTTAAACCAAATGCTTCTTCAACTTTTTCTTGCGCTTTAGAAGAATCATAACCTTCTAATTCTTTTAAATCTTGAATTGTAGAATATAAACCTCCACTTGAAGTATATAATAATTCTTGTCTTCTAATATCTGCTCTTAACTGACCTGCAATAGCTTCAATTGAATCTCTTACATCTTGACCACCTCTTCCAATAGCAAATAAATTTACAATTTCTCTAGCAGCGTTAATATCCCTTTGGGTTAATCTATCTTGATCTTTAAAAGTATTTGCTAGTGCGTATACTAATGAAGTTTCTTGAACAGCTAATTTTTCTTGATCTTTTGCTGACAAACCAGAGAACCAACCTACATCTTTTTTATCTTTTACTATTTGATCATAAAGTTTGTCTTTGTCTATCATTGCAATTTCGTTTTCTTTTTCTTTTTCAGAAAGATCGGGATCTTTATTAATCATTTCAACTTCATCATCAAAAAGAGTTTGTAAATCAGCTTTAGCAACTTTTAAATTTTCAGCAACAATATCTCTTCCAATCAAATCTGAAGCAGCGTTTCCTATTCTTCTTAAATAAGTGTCTAAAGTAAGTCCTACCCCTGGGCTAACTAAATTACCTTCTGCATCAGTTTGTTTAATAGTGTCTAAAATATCTAAAGTAACTGAGTATGCTGTGTATCTGTTTCCAAGAGTGTCTTCAATATCGTTTAATCTAGAACTAATTTTATCTTGTTTTAAGAATTTTTCAAATCTTCCAAGAGATATATCATCCTCAGTCCCTAGCACTCCATCAGGACCAGAGTCTTTTAAAATACCACCTTGTGCTATAGGTGATAAAGATTGTCTTCCGTCTTTGCCTAAGCCACCTGGTAAATAAGTAGTTCCATCTTTGCCTATGTAACCATTATAGTTTTGTAAGTCTCCACCAGCTCCTCTTATCTGAACTACACCGGCAGTTACGTCAGGTCTCTCAACTATAGCGGCCTCATTTAAAAACTTCATATGATCCATGGCTGCTTCTAAAGATTTTGCTCTTCTATTTTGTCGTAATTCACCTTCTTTTAATTTTATTGTTGCGTAGTTATTTACAGCAGGTCCAATTGCTTGACCAAATACTTCCATAGCTCCAGCTAATCCAGATCTTCTAGTAGTTCCTGTTAGTAATGCTGATGCAAGGTTTGCTAAAAATACTGTACCTGCTTGTGATCCTTCATCTTTAAATATTTCTTCTTGATATTTTTTTGCAAGTGCAATTGTTTTATTAAAATCAGGATCATTGGATGCTCCACCTAAATTTATTTCATTATTTCCTGCAGCTTCGTTGTTTTTTTTAATAGTATCTTTTTCTTTAATAGTTAATAATTTTTCAGCTTGTCTTCTTTCCTTATCTTCTTGTATGGTGCTTTCGTAATTAGTAATACCATCCTCACCTTCAGGAGGTATTCCTAATGAATTTTCTTGCACTAAATCTAAATTTGCTATGTCCTCAGAATCAGCTACGTTGTCCTGTAGCAGTGGATCGCCTTCAGCTTTCAATTCTTTTGATTTACTATAACCAAAATTTGGTCTTCCAGAACCTGGTCCTGTTTTTGGTGCAGCTGATTTTCTTGTATCAATTGGTTGTGGTGGTTTTGGTACAAACTTACCAAATAGTTCTTGGTCTGTTATACCTTCACTCATGTAATCAGTAGCTTTTAATCTATTTTGTCTTTCAAAATCAGCTCTTTCCTTAGGAGACATTGCATTAATTCTTGCTCTCTCTTTGATTCCTGCCTCAACTCTATTTTTTACACCGTATATTGCACCTAACCCAACCGCACTTGGAACAAAACCTATACCTGCTAAAGCCGGTAATGCTCTTGTAGCCGCATAACCTCCAGCCAAACCAAAAGGCGTTTGCATTAATGGATCTTTAATACCCATACCTTCTGCAACTTTCATACCTCCCTCAAAACCAAGAACTCCAGGTATTTGCACTCCTCCTCTAATTAAATTTTTTCCCATTCTTATAGGTGAGCTTACCTGTAATCGTTCAAACATGGTTGGTGGTTTTCTTATTGCTGGAACGGGTGCTGCAGTATAAGGTTGTCCAACCATAACACCTGTGTTTGCGTTAACAGTTTTTAAAGCACCTTTTCTAAGTGCCTCTTTTCTAAACATTGGTCTGTTTAAAATTTTGTTAAGTGACATAAACTTCCCTATGCTGGTTTAGTTTGGTTAGCACCTTGGTAAGCTGCAAATGCTCCTATACCAGTACCGACAGCTTGTGCAAATGGACTTGTGCTTGGTCCAGTTCCCATTGTTACACCTGATTGTGTTTTTGGTCCTGCTGCATACAAGTTAGCTAAGAACTCAGCTCTTTGGTATGGTTCGTATTGTTGTTGTAATGTAGATTGTCTTTGTGCATCTAAAGTTTGTTGAGCTAATTGTCTTTGTAATCCTCCAGCAGCCATTAATTGATTTATATCCATTTGTGACATCTGTTGTTGTTGGGCACCCATTGCTCCTAATTGTTGTCCTGCAGCTAAACCAACTTGTTGTTGTCTTTGTGCTGCACCTAATGCCGTTTGAAATCCTGAAGCTAAAGATTGACCAATGTTAGATAAGGTTCTTCCTTGAAGCTCTGCTTGTTGAACACCTTCTCTACCACCACCAAAAGCACCTGCACCGATTGCTTTAGCACCCAACTGATTTTGCATCATTTGTCCTTGTCTGCCAATTTCATCAGTAACATATTGTTGGTAAGGATTTAAATATTGATTTATTTGTTGTTGTCCAACTGGAGTTGCTGCATTAAGAACTGTTCCAATACCTGCACCAAGAGTATTTTGTCCAACACCTGTTTGCCCTGCAGCAGTAATTCCTTGTTGCTCTAAAGTACCTAAACCTGCTACTTTATAATCTGGTAAGTTAATAGGAACATTAGCAATATCTCTTGCTACGTCCATTAACTCCATTTTTCGTTCTTCTATACCAGGAGCCTCTCTTTGATAGTAGGTTTGTGTGTTTGGTGTAGGAGTTGCTTTAGGCCTCATGAATCCCATAGTGCTATATCCATTTCTCTAGTTGAACGTGTTTCTTTTTCCATCCCCATTTTTTGGAAACTTTTTCCCAACCAGGTCTGGCCATTATATTTAATTTTTTGCATTCATTTAATTTTGCAAAATTTGTAACTTCATTAACAATATTATCTTCCCACAATTCTCTTCTTTTTCCCGTACAAATAATTATTTCATATTGTTTGTAATTAGGTTGTTCTTGAATTTGTCCAATACAAATACCAAAAACTTTATTTTCTTCAAATTCATCAGAACCAAACATTACCCAAAGTTGCATTGTGCCAGCTTTTAACTCATCATAAAAGTATGAAGAGTCAGCCCATTTTCCTGAAAAAGCTAAAGCTTCCGCAACCATAAATTCAGCTAAGGGCCAAAATCTTTCAATATCTTTTGGCTCTATTGGTAATACACTCACTAGTGGTTTAATTCGTTTTTTGCTTGCTGTTGCCATTTGCCTCCTTCAATAAATCAAATACTCTTTTATATCTTTTTTGTTGTTCGTAGAAGTAAGTAGCACCTTTTTCTCTCATGTCTTTCATGCTATTTGGATTAGCACCTGCAATGATTCCTGCGCCTAACACACCATCTGCTCTTGTTACAAACTCACCGTCTGCTAATTGAGCTAACATCGTGTCTTCGTCTTTATCACCTACTCCTGCTCCGTCCTCAACATAACCTGACGCTCTAACATAATTATTAGAATCATTTTCGTCATGTGAAACTTTTGATGGAAGATAGTTTACACCACCTTCATTAAATTTTTTAATTTCTGCTATACCACCTGATCTATAAGCAGGAACTTTATCCATTCCGGATCCTGGAGGATTAGGATTTTCTTCTGGAACATAAACTTTTTTATATTCTTTTTCTTCTCCTGTCATAGGATCTATATATGAGAAACTTCTTTCTTCTCTTGTTTTTAAATAATTTTCATTGTAACCAGGAGTGTAAATATCAGTAGGTCCACCTTGATCAAATGCACCAAGTGCGTAAGGTATCCCTCCTGCTGCCATTGCAATTTTTAATGGATCGTATTCATTACTGCCTTTTTTTCTTAGTAAGTCTAATAAGCTACCACCACTTTTTGTAGGATCTACATAATCTGGGTTAGGAACCAGAGCACCACCTGTGGCTTTGTCAGTGCCTAAAAATTTTGAATTTGCACCTTGTGTTTGAATCTGAGAAATTCCAGGAAGTCTTGTTAAAGATTGTGTCAAAGGCATTGCTGCAAATTTTGCTGCTGCTGATGATCCAGGGAACATACTCATACCTGCAGAACCCATGCTGTATCCACCATATGCACCAAGAGCACCGTGGACAAGTGAACCTAAGCCACCTACACCAGCTTGTTTTGCGCTTTTGTATCCTTGTATTCCGCCATAAGCTGCTAGTGCGTAAGGTAAAAGATGTAACATTAATTAATTCTCCTATTTAAGATCTTAAGTTTTCAATATTAACATTTTACTCAGGTATTATCAACTCATCGGCAAAACGTCCTGTATATTGATGCTCCCCGATGTGCATAATTGGGTCATCAATAAAAGCATAGCACTTACCACCTATGTCTTTCCATAATTTACAAAAACTAAAATCTTCACCTAAATATGTTTTAGTTTCAGGATCATGAATACAATCAAAAAAGTTCCATAAATGAGGTCTATTTACATACTCGCCATTAATGACTGTCTTTTGAACTATTCCTTTGTCAGGATAATGTTTAATCATTTTATCAAACACTTCTTTTTTAATAAGCATACATCCTGTTGGACTGTGAGTTACTTCTATTACACCTTCTGTAACAACAATATCGTTAGTGTCTTTTACTCTCATTGGATAACTATTGGTCCATTTATGAATATCAGAAGGTTTCTTTACATCACCTTTTTTTATTGCATCAAAAGCTTTATCCCAATTAAATGTTTTAAGTGGGTACGGAATTGAAATAACATCCTTATCCCTGTCTATCATTTTAAAAATAGATTCTGCATTCATTAATATATCTGAATCAACAAACAACATGTGGGTCATTCCAGATTCTATAAAACCGGAAACACATAAGTTTCTTCCTTGTGTTACTAATGATGATTTTAACAATTGAAATTGTATTTCTATTTTTTTTTCAAAACACATTTTTTGTAATTCTAATAAACCCTGCGCATAATGTATTGAACAATCACTGTGAACAGGTGTAGCAACAAATATAGATATTTTATTTTTCCGTTGTCCGGTGTTGTTTAACCATATTGGTGTAATACGTTTTTCGTATTCATTGAGTTCAACTTTTTCATTATTTGATGGTGTAACCTGAACGTCTTTTAAAGTTTGGTAAGTGTCTTCGTTAATATATGTTTTATTTTCTTTCACTCAAAGCTCCACGTAAAAAGCCTTCCCACTCCATTCCTTTTTTACTCCAACTGTAAAATCTTTTGTAAAATTTTTGTTGCTCTTCAAGATGCTCTTGTATGAATGATTCATGTAAGTATGTTGCGGCAACTTCAATAGCAGCAGCTGTATCTATTGCCATTCTTTCATTGTCTGAATTGTAATTAATATAAACAGGCCACTCAGAACAAGTTTCGTATAATGCACCAAAGTTATTTGTAATCACATGAACACCAGCAGCTAACGCTTCTAACGCAGAAGCACAAAAAGTTTCTTCAAAATTACTTGGGTAAGCATATAAATCATAATCTGTAATATGTTCTAGTATGTATTCATTTGGTTTATATCCTATGTAATTTACATTAGGTAGTTGTCTTGCTTGTTCATACATGGGTTCAAAATCTTTTTCATTTTTATTCGAAAAAGCATCTCCATAAACTTGTGAGGAACTATAGACATCTAATGTAATGTTTGGATTTTTAACTAATTGCATAGCAGCCAATAAAACATTTAAACCTCTCCAAGGAGTGTTGTGATGTAGTATTTTTATTGGATCACCTTTTTTGTAAACTTTTCTTTTTGGAAAATTATTTGTACCATTTTTTATAACCACACATTTTTCAGTTGGGATATTAAAAAAATATCTAAATTTTTCATAATTCCAATGACTGTTAAAAACATACCAATCATATTGCTCATGGTTTTTTTGTTCAGCAAACCAATGACTAAGGTTCGCTTGATCGTAAGAATTTTTTTGCCAAAGAATATTTAATTTGGTTGGATCTATAGGAACCTTACCTGGAATTGAAGTACATATTTGTACTTGATCAAGCAGTTCTTTTGGAACATGCTTGTAAAGCATTTCCATTTGCAGCTCGGTGGCTCCACGGGGTTTCATTATTCTTTTGTTTTAGCACCCATAGAAACTTTTGTCACCCTTATTTCGAGGTCTTGTCTGAAATCATCCACAGTAGTATCAGTATTGGTATTAGCAACATCAGCATCAAAATCAGCTTTAGTAGCATACACTTGTCCTGTTCTTTTGTGTTTGATAATCTCTTTTGCTTCTGCAGGTATCTTCACGAGATCGCTCATTGTTTTCTTCCTTGTTTGTTGTATGGTTTATAATCTCTTTTTTCATTTTTGTTAAGTCTTTTTTTATGACGACCCGGACGTTTCCTAGGCTGAGGTCTTTCTACGTGATCTTTAAATTTTCTAGCCATTCTCCTGCGATCTATCTATAAGTGCATAACTTATTGCACCTTGTATTTTATTACTTCCTGAAGCTGCTGTTACGGTTATTGCATCACCTGCTTCAAGATTTATACCTTGTGGTGTAGCATTCACTTGTGATTTTGCAGCTAGGTCGTCTCTAAAAAATTCATATTCTGTATTTGAGTCAGAGGAGTCTACTAGATTCATGTTTACTAAAATAGCAGATGAAGCATCATTGTTTGCACAGTATACACTTTTTACTATTATACTTGCATCAGTAGGACATGTAAGTGCTGTAGTTTTACCTGTGCTTGCTTGTTTGAATCCTTGATTTTTATATCGTATGGTCATGATAAAAAATAATTAAAAGTATCTTGTTCATTTTTAATTTCTTGTTGATAAGATGTATTTAACTTATCTTGCATAGTACGTAAAGATTGTGCAACCTGTCTTTGATTTTCTGGATCATATTCTGGTGTAGGTTCTGTAATTACTATATCGACTCTAGCCATTGTTAATACCCTGAGTGTAATCCACCAGTCCCGCTTCCTTGATGTGGGGATCTCGATGGACCTTTTGGTGAAGGACCTTTTGGTGATGGATCTCCTCCGCCCCCCATAGCAATATCTTGAGCAGTAGGTTGCATATTTGTAATTTTAGGTGAAATAGTAGTGTCCTTAGTACCTTGTTTATCATCAAGAATATCTCTAGCAATTGCTTTGCTAGCTATCTTACCTCTCAATATACCTGCAATTCCTTTAACTGAATCTGGTAACAAAGAGCCTACTGTAAAAGCTGCAGAAAGAGGATTACTAAAACCTATAAGATTTGACCCTACGGCTGATTTTAATACATTAGCTTTAATTCCATCCAAACCTAATTTTTTAATAGCAAAATCTGTTACAATTTTTTTACCCATGCTCTTTGCCATTCCTTTTAGGTCTATTGGATTACTATCTGGCACAAGATTATCTTGAAACATGATATCCTGATTAACAGGAACATTTTGATTAGAAGAATTTAACGCTACAATACCATTTGCAGGAGATTGCATATTCATAATATCTTGATCTAAAGAAGTATTTGATGGTTGGTAATTATTAAAGTCAGGGTTTTGTGTTATAGCCCTTTGCTGATCTAATATTCTTTGTGTAATAGGGTCCATTATCCTCTCATTCCATCTGGTTGTATATCGGCTCTAAAAGTACCATATCTCCAGCTTTGTTCTGTTGAAAGGTTAGCTACCTTAACACTTGCAAATCTAGATCTGGCACGTGTATCTACTTTATCAGTAGAGCTTGTAATTGTAAATGGCCCTAAAGGTGAGCTCGCTGCTGTACTTGTTGGGTAATTTCTTAAATTAATTGTAATTTGCGCATTACCTACAAGTCTTTTAAAATCTGGTATAAATCTTCTCATACTCATAAAAAATTCTCCATCACCACCAGCAGATAAATCAAAATCCCCTGATTGAATAAATGCCGGAATAGCTGTTTTGTTTCCTGTAATGTCAACCTGGTCTACTCCAACTTCCTGAGCATAATAGGTAGAAGAACCGTTTACGTTTGTAACACCTTGAATTATTGGAAATGTTGGGACTCCTGTACCGCTAAACTCTGTAGCGTAAGGGTTATCGTATAAGGTTGCGTCATGATAAGAAGTTCTAGATAAAGAACCTGTAGTCCAAGCATTCTCAGTATAATTATAAGTTACCATTCTATCTACCTGGTCAGAACCATTTTTAGGATAAAACCAATTAATTTCTTCATATAAATGATTAAGACCTGCATATACTTGTTCTCCTGCACTGTAATTAATTCCTAAATTACTACCAGTATTTGTAAATACAAAATCTTCAACTAAACAAGGAACTGATTTAACTGTTCCATCAAATACAAAAAAACCTCCTGCTTGACCCATCCACCAAACTCTTCCATTTACATAATGTAAAGCATGTTGACCAATTAACCCACAGTTACTTCCAACTTGTCTAATTGAAAAAGTAAAAGGAGGTCCAACAAACTGCATTACATATGCTGAGGTATCTGTTAAAATTAAAATGTAATCTTTACCTTTCGCTGCTCCCACAATTTTAACACCAGAATCTAGTCTAAAAGTTCCTGCAGTATTTACTGAAGTAGGTGTGTAGTCGGATAAATTTTCTTGATCAGAAAATCTAATAAACATTTTATCTTGAGTCGTTCCATCTCCGACAGTTGTTTCTGTTCCAAGAACTACTAAGTGTCTATCTCTATCAGAAACAATGGACATGACTGATCTAGTCGGTGCTCCAGTTACAACAGCAGCTCTTGTTGTTAAAGCATTGGAATTAGTGTTTATAGGAGACCAACTAAAAGTTTTTCCATTTTTAATAGTTGCTATCATAACTTGACCAAAATTATCTATTGACCAAGAAGCAGGATCAATAATTAAATTACTAGTTGTTGAAGCAGATCCCCAAGCTCCTCTTCCCCATGTACCTGTACCCCAACCATAACCTGCCGTGGCAGTTAGTGGTCCTGGTTTAATATATGGGTTAACAGTAGCTGCACCACTTGCACTAGCTGCACCTTGTGCGGCTGAAGCCATAGTGATTGTAAAAGTATTTACTGCAGAAGTTACTACTTGAAATGTGTTTGTTGTAAAATCAGCTGCCACATAACCTGCACCAGTAGGCGGGGTCACTGAAGTAAAAGTAAATAAATCTCCTACTAAAAGTCCGTGTGTTGATTTGTTTACAGTAACGGTTGCAGAAGTGTTTGTTGTAGTAAAAGTACATCCGGTAATAGCAGTGTTTAGTGGAGTAATATCATAAAAAGCATCTTCATAATAAATCAACAAAGCTTTATTTGTCCCTAAAGCCACGTATCTTCTTCCATCTAAATCAGCCCAAACTAGTTGTTCTCTAACAGCTCCAACCAAAGTATCAGATGTAATTTGTTGCCAGCCACCAATTTTTTCAGGAGATCCATACCTAAATCTTACAAAATCTCCATCAGTCCATTGACCTTCTGCTCCGGTCTCCGTAACTTGTTTATTGAATCCTGGCGCTATTTGTATGTTTGCTAATGGCATAAGTCATTATACTATAAACCCTTTAAAGTTTAAACCTTAGGGTCATCTTTAGATTTTTCTGTTTCTACAACTTGATTTTCTGTTGTTGTTATACCTTTTATTTTATCGTTAAAATCCAAGTGCCATTCAGCCACAATATGCACTAAATGGTTGCCAAAATGTTTTAACGCTTCAGGTGTAAAATGTAACTTACCTGTTTTATATATAATATTCTTTTCATGTTCCTCAAAGATTATGTCTGCAGATCCATCTTTGGGAAATCTTCTAAATTTCATTTTTTTTCCTTTATGGGTATTTGATCAAACTGACCTGTTTTTCTTTTATTAGACATTTCTTGCTTTGCAAGGTATTCATTTCTTATAGCAAATTGTGGTCTTTTATCTCTCTTCCAATCAGCATACGGACCATCTTGGTCAACATAATGTAAAAAACCTTGAGCGTGCCAATCTCCCGTAAAGGTTTCTCTCCAATGTTTAACTTTTGTCCCCAAGTATATTACTGCATCACCCGGTTCGAGATCAATTTGTTTATCTTCAACAAAGAAAGGCCACGATGTTCCATCAGATCCAAACATAACAGTAACACTTATCTCACAAGATTGTCTATCTTTATGTGGTGTTAATTCCGCATTGTATGTGTACATTCTCCAAAAAGAATAAGTAGGAAACAATTTCAATTCACTCTCTTGCTCCATTAATTTTGTTTTAGAAATCATTAAGGCTTCCGTCAGAGGATCTGCGTAAATAGAAGTATCACCATTATTATTTTGAGCAAAATCATTAAACCTTGTATCGTCAAAATTTATTTTATGTCTTAAGATACAATACTCTTTTATAAGATTTGTTTCTTTTTGTGTAATAAAGTTTTTTACAACCTTATATCCCCTATCTTTTAAAGTGCCCATGATACTATTGAATACCTTACTCCTTTAGTTACCGGTGCTACACAATGAGGAAACATAAAACTACTAGGCCAAATTATTAGTCTATTTGGTTTTACATCTATCTTATATTCTCCAGTACCGTTTGTGTTCATAAAATTTAAATGACCACCTTCGTAATCATCATTTAATAACAAAATACAACTGTATGTTCTAGGATTACTATGAAAGTGATCGGTATGGTATCTGTAAAAACCTCCTACGTTATATTTTAATATTTGTATGTCATTTATTTCTGCGGGACTAACCAAACTTGGTAATAAATTTAAATCTCTATTATATTTTTGAATAAAGTATTTAAAATATTTATGTAACAAATTACACCAATGAACTTCGGACATAGAGTTTGATAAATTATTAAAAGGTTTGGTATATGTATTTCTTATATTGAAATCAATTCTTTCTGTTTCTGCTCCACCAACAATTGCTTGTTCAAAGTTTTGGATATTTATGTATTTTAATAAACTACTTAAAGCTGGCCATGGCAACACAGCATCATTTATTTGAACGTAATCTTTTATCTCCATCTTTTTTTATTCCAAAATTTAGTTTTATATCTTTGCCACAAGTCTAATCTGTGCCATAATTTTACAGCACCTAATTCTTCTGTACTTCTTTCAATTATTTTCATTTCCCAATTTTCTTTTTTAAACGGTATTACTTGTACGAAAGGTGTTCCTCTTTTAATTCTTGTTTCTAATTCAGGATATTTATCACCATTAACAACAAATGGAAAATTAATTTCTGAAGTAAATGTATCTGTGTCTACTATTCCAGGTATTATTGAAAATCTATCATCAGCATTATTTAATGGTGGCACAAACAAACATGCATACCCAGGAGGTGTTTTAATTATCCAAGGATTTAAAAATTTTAAAAAGGGTAGTCTTTTATTTTTTTCTTCTTGTGGGGACCCTCTTAATTGATGAGGACTGTGCGCATCTCTTTCATGAGTGTTTAAATTTATTTGTAAATTCTCACACCACATTTCTTTACCCTTAAGACCCCATCTATGAAAAGTTCCTTTAGAGCCATCAGGCATAACTTTATTGTGATGAAGATATAAGTCTTGAGGTGTTTTTAGTAGATAACCCGTTGTTAAGGTATCTAAAAAAGGCATACAAGATTTTATTGTAGGATCATTTATTTTACTAGATAAGTCTCTATACCATTTGGGTACGTTAAGTCTTATTGGAATGGGTAATTCCTGTTTAGATCTAGCGTATTCCCTATGAGATATGAACTCAATTACATTCATGTAAAGAGTTATATATTATTTATGGAAGTTGTAAAATATTTAATGATGTTTGTGCGTTATCTGAAAAATACTTTTCAATAGATGTTTGTGTTGGATAAGTCCAACCACTAATATCTGTAGATTCTAATTGAGTCTTGTAAGCATTCCAAGTTGAAACATCAGAATTATCTGGATAATTAGCAACCCAATCATTAATAGCAACTACTGAATTATCTATTTGATCTTGGATATCTTCCTGCATGTAACCTGGATCATTTCCAGAATCTGGAGCAGCTTCTGTTGGTGCTGTATCCTGCCAAACAATATCATCACCGTTATAACTATCCGCTCGTTTTACTCTATATTTAATATTATTAAATTCGTCATCAGTTATTGAAATAACTTTATAAGCAGATGATGACGGAATTACTTTTGCTAAAGCAGTGTCATCAGCACAGATACCACAAACAGTTCCTGCTACTCCTGATGCATTAGCTGAAAAAAATACATAAGCCATTATGAATCTCCATCGTTAGCGAAGAACAGTAATTTACCGGATCCTGAGTTTTGTTCTCCGATTAAATATGATGATGGACTCCAGTTTGTTTGGTCAGCTGAAGTACCTGAAAAATTTCCTGCGCTTCCAGCGTTTCCTGAACCACTCCAATTAGGGGGAGCATTACCTCCATTACCACCATTAATAGTAATAGTTCCTGGACCTAAATTAATTGTTGTAGCTGCTCCTGCGTTACCAGCTCCACCTTTAAAGTTTCCATGTGGTGGAGTTCCTGCGTTACCTCCTGCACCTATAGAATAAGGAACTGCGTTTCCAGGTTGAACAATTGGTGAATTCCAATATCCGTATGCTGATGCGCCACCTGGTGAAACTGCGGGTGGGTTATCTCTATTACCTGCACCTTGTCCTCCTTCAGCTCCCCACATATAAAAGTTAGCAACGTTTCCAGTTGTTGAAATGTTTCCACTTCCACTGTTTATAACTCCACGCCAATATTCTGTTTTACCACCTGCTGATCCACTTGATGCAGCAGTAATTCTTCCTTGAGCATCAACTGTTATAGATGCAACTGTGTAGTCTCCTGCAGTAACAGCAGTGTTTGCAAGTCTCGCTGCATCTACTGCATCATCTGCAATTTGAGCTGTATCAACTTTATCATCTCCAATTGCACCATTGTCTAATATTGTAGTTCCATTTGATATAACGCCCATTGTATCTCCTTTAAATTTTTTCTAACTTTAATCTAAATTTTTCATTAGATTTGTTATTGATTAAGTATATATCCTTAGCACCCTCCTGTAAAGTCCAGCTACCCTTAGAACCATCTACTATATTACCTTCAGTTTTATGTTCATTATTAAGGTGTAAATCCCCTGTATATAAATTTTGCCAAACGTTACCAGAAGCTCCTAAATCATAAGTGTCATTAGCACCAGGTAATATATTTCCTGTAGCCGTAATTTGACCAGTTGCAATATCTCCTGGATTTGCAGTAACATCAATAATATTGGTTCCGTTACTATAAACAATTTTTATTCCTTTGTTTGTAGTTGAAAAGGTAGGCCCTGTTCCACTAACTGTTTTAAATTGTACAGTATGTGCTCCAGAGGTATTGTTAAAAACAATATAAGATTTTTCAATACTGTTAGGCACTGTAACAATTTGATTTCCTGAAATCGATCCTGATAATTCTACAATTAAATTTCTAGCATCTGAGGAAGATGTGGATCCATCAGCTATTGCTAAAGGCGTTGTGTTTGCACCTCCTGCAATTGATTTATTAACATAACCTTGTATTTGATTAATAATTTCTAAATTTGTATTTGTTTTAGTTCCCCAAGTACCATCGTTGGCACCTGTAACCATAAGTTCTATTCCAAGATCAGTAAATGTTGATGACATATTGTTATTATATCCTTATTAAGCTGCTAGATCAACAGTAGTCCAAACGTTAGATACTCCTGGATCAATTTCTTGCCATGCTGTTATATTTGGACTTCCTGTACTAGATTGTAGTTGAATACCAGTAACACCTATATCAGCAGTACCAGTTGTAATAACCGAACCTATAGATGAAGACATTTGAATTCCTGTAACTTCAGCTACAGTTACTGCATCTATTGTTCCGATTGAACTTGTTAGTTGAATACCCGATAATACAACATTGGCATTTCCAGTAGGAGTTTCATCTCCCATAGACATTGCTAATTGTTGTCCAGTAACATCTACTAAAGTATTTGCGATTGGGTTTTCTGTTCCTAGACTTGAAGTTAACGTTTGTCCTGTAACAGATACATTACCTGTAATTGTAAAAGATACATCTTCAATAGATCCTGTTAGTTGTGATCCAGTAATCGCAGCAATAGCGTTTGCAGTCGTAGTGATTGAACCAATCGATGAAGAAATAGTATGCTCAGTAACTACAACACTTACATTACCATCCGCAGCAACAGAATAAGTTCCCAGTGAAATATTTGCTTGTGATCCTGTAAGATCTACAAAAGGTTCTGATTGAAAAGATACATCTCCAGCAGTGCTTGTTAATTGAGATCCTGTAACCGCAGCAATAGCGTTTGCAGTCACAGATTGACTTCCAATAGAAGTTTGTAATAAGAAACTTGGTAGAGTTCCAGCACCTACAGTTGTAAAAATATCTACAATTGGTACTTCAATAGTGTCTGGACTTTGAGTTGCAAAAGGTGCTTGAGCAAATGAATTTAATGTATCTTGTGAAAACTCTTTATTACTTATAGATAATTCTATACCTGTAATATCTACACCTACATTTATAGTTTCTGCTCCAATAGAAGTTGTTAGTTGACCTGCAGAACTTGGAGTTACTAATACAGAAGAACCTGCAACGGCTCCACCGTTTGAAATAGTAGCTTGACTTCCTGTTACTGGTACATCAGCAGTTCCAGGAGTAGATCCTGAACCCAAACTTGATGTTAAAGTTATCCCTGATGGATAGGCTATTACGTTTGAATCTTCTGCTCCATAAGGTGCTTCCGAATATGCTGTTACTCCCAAAGCCATGAGATTACATCTCTTCTAGTTTAAATCTATATTTTTTACCGTTTTTATTATTTAAAATAAATAAATGTTCTTCACCTTCTTGAATAGTCCAATTACCTTTTGTGCCATCAACTGAGTTACCTTCATCTTTAGCTTCATTAGTTAAATGTAAGTCACCAGTGTAAACGTTTCTCCAAACATTGCCATCAGCACCTAAATCAAAAGTATCATTTGCTGTAGGTAAAACGTGGTCTGTAGTAATATTACCAGTAGTAGTGATAGCCCCACTAACAGCTAAAGTAGAACCATCAAAGGTTAAATTAGCTTCTGCATTTTGTGCATCAGCACCAGTTGCAGTAACAATTCTGTTGTTTGAACCATTAGCCATAAAGTCAGACACATCTACAGAAATTGCATCTGCTGCAACATCAATACCAGTACCTGCTCCTACGTTTAATGTAGCAGCTCCACTAGTAGCTCCACCTGTTAAACCAGACCCTGCTACAACAGAAGTTATATCTCCAACTGTTGGAGTTTGGAAAGTTGGTGGGGCTCCTGCACCTGCAGAAGTTAGAACTTGACCAGAGTTACCAGTAGTAACATAAGCTGGAGCTCCGTTAGCATCATAAGTAATAAGATTACCGTCTGTACCATGAGCCATTGCAGCTAACGTAACAGCATTATCAGCAATTTGGGCTGCGTCTATAGCATCGTCTGCCATTAAGGCATTCGTAATTTGATCATTTGCAATGTGGGCTGTGTCTATTGAACCGTCAACGTATTGACTGCTGTCGATACTGTTCGCTGCCATTTTAGCAACAGTTATATTCCCATCTGCAAGTTTAGCAGTAGTAACATTAGCATCAGCTATTTTTGCAGTCGTTACTGCATCGTCTTGAATTTCTGCTGTAGCTACTCCAGCGTTTTTAATTGTTATTGCTCCAGAACTAGCAGCAAAATTGTCTGAGCTAAATGAGGCAGCTCCTTTGGCAGATGTAGAGGCATCGGCTAAATTTAATGTAACATCACCTGATGCACCTCCGCCAGATAAGTTTGTACCAGCAATTACGTTAGTAATGTCTCCAACTGTAGGTGTTTCAAAAGTTGGAGGAGCTCCTGCTCCAGCTGAAGTTAAAACTTGTCCTGAATTTCCTGTTGCAACTGCAACTGGGTTTCCGCTTGCGTCATAAGAAATAATATTACCATCTGTTCCTGCAGCCATTTTTGCTAAAGTGATTGCATCGTTTGCTACTTTGGCAGTTGTAACATTAGCATCAGCTATTTTAGCAGTCGTAACATTTGCATCAGTAATTTTAGCAGTAGTCACATTTGCATCTACAATAGAAGCAGTTACTACAGCGTTTGCTGCAAGTTGGTCTGCACCTACTGCATCGTCTGCTATCTTAGCTTGAGTTACTGCATCGTCTTGAATTTCTGCTGTGGCTACTCCCGCATCTTTAATTGTTATTGCGCCAGAACTAGCAGCAAAGTTATCTGAACTAAATGATGCA